GCTTGCTCCTGAGACTGTAGAGCGCCTATGTCGCCGTATTCTTGAGCGAGTGCCTTGTAGGAGTTCGTCCGGTTCTGTTCATACAGTTTGGTCTGCTGTTCAGCCTTGGCTCCGGCTACCTGATACTGTTGGTATTGGCTTGCGGCAGAGGTAGCGAACATTGTTGCCGCCATGATTGATGTAGGTTCACACATTTTATTCTCCTGAGGATTTCGTCATACGGGCAAACTCATAGAAGCCGTGGCCGTTGAACTCGACTCTTCGGAGGAACACAAACCCAGCCCACTTGAGCCATCGGATGTGAACAGCGTTCTCCTCATGAACCATATTGCCCAAGACCGCATAGCCTTCGGCCATCTTGTCGATCCACTGCGGTGTCTCTCGTAGTAACCTCACCCAACACTTCTTGATTTCCGGAGAGGCCATCATCCAGACCAGTCCGAGGACAGGCGAGGGAGAAGGTGACGTACCGAAAATGATATGTGGCACATCCTCCTGGTCTACTGCAACGTAGGTCGGATCGGGAGATCTCACGCCTGTCAGGAGGCTCTCTTTTGGAACCCCCATAGACGCAAAGATCTCCTGTTTGTCAGCCTCCCTTAGGCGGTCTGCGAGAGACAGCGCATCAGCTTCAGTAGCCAATCTCACTGTCATAGTTTTCATTATCAGACCCTCTTTGATCTGGTTGTGTAGTAGGCCTCCCAGTCGGCACTCAGAAAGGATGCGGGAAGGTACGAGTCGTTTATCAAATCGATGGTCACATCGGAGTTTCGGGCAAGCACAGGGAACGGGAAGTTGCCATCATCGATAGACACAACACCCAGGGGACTCTTTGCAGAGCCAAGCTTTCGGCCCGAGAAGACATACTGATAGGTAGGCCGTTGGTATGGCGTAACCTCAACCCTGAAGTAGCCGGCCTCAGCAAACTGTAGGTTCACCTTGCGGATCTGTGTGCGGCCTGAATTGACCGTAGCCTGTCCACCACCGGTAGATTGCTCACGGAGGGCCAGTCGGGACATCCGGTACTTCGCTGCATAGTTCGTGCCAATGACAAAGTATTCATCACGGATGTCTCTATTCCGGAAGGTGAGTCGAGTGGTTGCCCCTGTGTTGTCAATCTCAGGAGTCATCGCCACGCCTTTCTTGAACTGACCGCCCTCACCCACGATAACCAGAGTCACATCCTGACCCTCGCTCACTTTATAAGGCAGGGAGAGTGAGGTATCTGAACCGTTGAACGTAGGGTTAGTCACCCTGGTCTCACTGATCAGCCGATCCAGATGGACAGCACAGGGCATTCCCCATGACTTATATCCAGGCTCCAGTGAGACAACTTCAAGGTAAACCCCATCATCCCGTTCAATCACCAAGTACAGGTCTGACTCGATAAACTCACAGTTAAGGATTCGTTCTCCCTCGGGGATTGTCCACTTCGACCATGCCGCTTGGATCTTCTCATTGCCTGACCAGTAGTACCGGTAGACGTAAGCAGCGTTCTGTTCTTGGAAGCTGAGCAGTACCAGAGCATCCTCGTTGGAGCTGGCCGCAATCTTAAAGACATCACCTGGGATGTACTTCGGGACATGGCCTGTTACATCTGCAGCTTCCTGAACCTCAGTGTTCCGGTCAACGAAGTATTCCATCACACCTGAGTAGCCACCCCTGTTGACCATGAAGTAGACGAATCTACCTGCAGCCCCAGGTTTAGCCATGAGGGAAGCCTCATACTCAGTCGTCTGGTTGATCGATACGGTATCCGGAGTCAGGACAGTTGAACGTCCAAGCTGGAACTGAGTCTGATCAGAGAACAGTAGGAGAGTCTCATTGAAGGGGATGGCGTGACGCAGGATTGAAACCTTAACGTGGGACACCCCGACATCAATCGGGTCATCATCCAGAACCTGTGTGGCTGTACCTCGGAAGAAGTTGAAGAAGTCCGTGGCTTTGGACATCACCGTGTTTTCACCGGCAATCACCCCGAGCCTATTCCGATGGAAGAACACCCCGCTCAGGGACGTACCAATGAACGAAGGGAAAGGGTTGGAGTCAGTATCACCTACCTTCCGGCCTGTCCAATCGATTTCTCTGAAGGTGAACTCACCGTTGGCCTCTCGGATGAGAGCGTGAGGCATCGTACTGGCAGCAAGCTTATAGGGCTGCTCCTGCTTGATAGTTTCTGTCCACACACCGTCTGAATACTGGACGTAGTAGTTATCAAACTGTGAAGACTGGTCACCACTGACCTCAACTTCAAACCCTGGATAAGCGTTAGATGGAAGATCACCAAATCTCTGAACCTTTCGGCCAATCGCTTGGATCGCTGTGTTACCCAGGGAGTCGTTAGACTTAGGCTCACAGGCACCGGTAGGGTTGTTGAAGTAAATGACCGACCCTACGAGATCTGAGGTTATCCCACTGAGAGCTGTGTCAAGCTTAGCCTTTAGCTGAGTGGCAATGTAGTCAGTCGCTATCTTGGTAGAGTGTATGGAGTCGCTACCATCTGGCGTTGTGTAAGACACTGAGACTCCATTGATCGAGGCCGTATAGGTTGCACCATAGGCACCCTGCTTAATCCAGATCATGGCTTCAGCCGGTCTTGCAGCGATAGTCTCAGGGGCTTGCTCTGTGATCATCTCCTTGTTCACGATGAAGGTGTAATCAGCCACCGTGATCGTGTCGAACTGTTCAGCCGGTGAACTGACTGAAAGGTATCCAACCCCGTCTGGCTTATTGACGACCATCTCATAGCCTTCAATGTCAAACACACGGATATCACCGTTGTAAACTGTTACAATATAACGCTCAGTCTTGTCCCTGTTGATCACATGAACAAACGCATCGCCAATCTTAGTGTCCAACATCTTGGCTACGTGGCGCATAGCTGGGCGTTTCTTCAGACCCTCCGAGATGGACGACAGGCAGTTCTCTTGTATTTCACCTTGAGAAGCCAGCCGGAGAGTCTGTGGCTGCTGACTTACGCCATTCACCAAGTTAGGAATACTGGCTGTGATCAGGCTCATCGATTTAATACCCTCAGGATTGATTCGTTACCATTGAACACATTGAGATCCGCTGTTCGGGCCTCGGCATTCTCCATTTGAACAAGCATCCGGACTTCATGTTGAGCCGTGTAGCTGTCCAGTTCGGCAGAGCCAACGACTCTCCGCTGGAAGATCCGTGCAGCCCTCACTGCGATATACCCTTTGGCATATTCTGGTAGATCCTCAAATGGAAGCTGAATGATCATGTCTACCTTGACAGTCCGATCAAACTTGTATGTGTTTTCCTTACGGTTATACAGCCGGTTACCCCGCTGAACCGCTTCGATATGACCATCAACTCCTACTGTGTCTACCTCCAGGACATTCTGTGGAAGAACGATTGTCTTCTCAGGGAATGTTGGGGATAGAGGAAATTCAATCTCAGTGTTGAAGTGCCAGCCTCGGGCCTGAACCTCACGGCTTGTCTCTTGGAGGATCTGGAAGGCAATGGCAGCATCCGCGATCCCGTTATTCTCAAGCGAGGAGACAGGCACTTCACCGATAGTTGTCAGCATGGAGTTAACAGCTTCTAGCTCTGTGGTTGCTGAAAGCATAAAAACACCTAATGTCAAGTTTTAAGCAAAAAAAGGAGGAAGGCCGATTAGACCTCCCCCCTTGATTGGAGTTTAAGTTTGTTCTACTGGATGATTAGCCGGTGCCGGTCTTCAGCTCGATGGCTGATTCTGGACGCAGGATGCCTGAACCCAGGGCATACTTGGCTACCATCAAGGTGCCTTGACGAGAGATCTGGTACTCAGACTCCATGCCAAGATCCAACAGCTTCACGGTGCCGATGGCAGACGGGTGCATCATCAGGCCGACAGTGCTAGTGAAGTCACCGGCATACTTAGCGTTAGTGCCAGCAGCTACAGTACCGGAAGCGATGTTGCCGCTCGGCAGGTTGTTGGTCTTCACGATAGTCAGGCCAGCTACGCGGATGACATTGCCACCTGCATAGGAACCTTCACCGCCCCAATCACGGTTCAAGATCTTGGTGGAACGCGCCATTGCATAGAACTCTTGAGGACGCACGAACAGGTAACGCTGATCGTCATCTGCTACGTCTTTCTCATCGAAGATCTGTGCGGCATCGAATGCCATATCGGCAAGATCATCACCGGACGGGACTGTGGCTGCACCAGTGTAAATCTCAGTGCCGCCGAACTGATCAGCGTCATCGATAGTCTTCGCTTCCCGAGCCGCCAAGCAGCCCAACTGAAGCAAATGCTTATCCAGAGTCTGACCCAGCTTACGGCCCATCTCACCGGAGTAAACCGAACGCACATCGTAGAGGTTCTTGGCTTCATCGATGTTTGCAATGAACTGCGGAGAGATCAGCAAGTCATCAATAGAGATCACTCGCTCAGCGTGTTTCAGCTTACCACCAGTGATCTGAGCGCCAGGAGTGTGGTACTCAGCTTCCGCCCGGCCCAGAACAGGGAACGATGCAGACTTACCGTTGGTGATGGTACGGACTTGATGCTTGTCCATCATCACCGTGTTTTGTTCAAATGAGGTCAGAACCTCACCGGAGAATACTTTTAGAAACAGCGCATCGGTATCACCCGCGCCATTGACTTGACCTAAGCGAGATACAATTGCATCAGCCATGGTAAATTACCTCATGTGAAAGATTGCGTGGAGTAGTTGCTTCCTTCGGTCCTCCGAACAGTCATTCATCACACGGTCACGCTTGGTTATCCGACTCATCGGGCCAAGGTTCTAAGCGGAAGATTCTGTAGGGTTACGAATTGCTCACCGGCCTTGCTGCCAGTGCGAGCTGTACGCCATTCACATCGAGAGGTAAGAACCTCCACGTACCTCAAGCGGGGGAGGCAGAGGTGGAGGGGTGTAACTAAGAGAGAGAGGAGAGATAGAGCGAATAGAAGAACCTTTAGTCCTTCCTTAGGTGTGGGGTATTGCTATCTACCCCCAGCCTTCTTCTTGTCGTAAGACCTCATAGCGCCATACCCGAGGTAACCTGCGGTGAATGTTGCCCACAGTTCCTCCGGGATCGCTGTGAATCCCTTTGAGACATTATCGAAGAAGAGTATCATCTGTTCTGGATAGGCCACACCAACTAATGGAGCAACGATAACCAGTGAGAGGATCACCAGATAGAACACGTACATGAACGAGGGACGCGCTCGGGAAGTCCAAGGGTCATCGCTCTTAGCTTCAGCCAGAATCGCGGAGAGCCTGACAGACATCTGCTCAAGCTCACCTTCCTGTTCAAGCTTCGTGAGTTCCTGCTTGGCTCGTGCCT